CAACTGTCGCATCTGAACTATTAAAGAACTCTATTGTGAAACCTGTAGCACTTTTATTTGTTATAACATAATAATCGCCACTTGTTAAGTTACTTGCACTTATGCCTATTCCAGATATTTCTTTGAATGCAGGTGTAAATGTTACATCTTTACCATTTGTATCAGTACCACTAGCAATATCGTTTTCACTATATATTCGATCTGGCATATCTACAGTCACCGATAATGCTATAACTCTAGGTGTTGACTCTGAATTTGTACTAGTCAAAATTGCTCTAAATTTAAATCCTCTACCAATATAATCGCCAACATTAAATTTTTGAAATGGCAAATAAGTTGGTGATCCAGTTGTTGGATCATCTCTAGTTCTGGCTATTTGTAATTCAACATCAACATCTCCATAAGTGGCAACATCACCATCAAAAAATCCCTCACGATCATCAAATAATCCAGTAGCACTATCAAAGGTATCCACATAATCTACACGTTCAGAAACAATATTAGCTGTTATTCTACTTGTATAAACACCACCTGTATCAATAAATGTATCAAATTCATAAATGCCACTTGATTCAACTGTTCCACTACCACTATCAAATAACCCTAAACCATCATCAAAATCGCCTGTAGTATCATCAAATTCATTTTCAGTATCTAAAATTAAACCATCTTCAATCGCTACAACATTTGTTTTTGCTCCTGTAAAATTAGGATGTTGTGTTGATGTAGCAACTAAATTTAGATCTTTAATATCATCGATTAAAGTAACATTACTTGTTGCATTAGCTGAAGCTAGTCCGAGTTTATCAACTGATCTCACAAAATAAGTTCCAGTTAGTGCAGGAACTGTTACTGTGTTTGCAGGTCTTGATACTTTATCTACTAAAGTGGTTGCATTTGTAAATATTGCACCAGTAGTTAAAGGTGAATGTCTAATAATATAATGTGATAAATCTAAATCAGCTACAGGTGTCCAAGATAAATGCGCTTCTGTTCCAATAATATTAACTTGAAAATTTGTTACATCTGCAGGTGGTAATGTTTTACCCACAACTTGATGTTGTGCTGTAACAAAATCAGATTTACTTAACCTAGAAATCCCTCTTGCTCTAATATCATAAACTGCACCATCTTCTACATTTACTAATTCAAATAAATTAGCACTTGATTTACCTAAATTGATAAATTGTGTATCTGCTGCTTTTTTTGCTTGAACTTCAAAATCAATAATTCTTGCGCTTCCACTAACAACATTAACAGTTAAAACAGATACAGCTTCTTCATTAAAAACCCTTAATTCATCTGATACTGATATTGATGGTGTAGTAACCACAAATGGATCTGGTAATATTGTGTTATCTAATTGAAATGCTTTTTCTTCAGCATCCCAATCATAAACTGCACTATTTAATTCTCTTAATACTAAATCAACTCCCATAATAGGTATGCCATTAGCATCATTTTCAAATATAACATCCCATTCACCAACTTCGAAAACTTTAGAGCTAAATCCAAATCTTGTATTATTAATAGATACTGTATCCCCTACATTTAATTGAAATGCTTTTAATTTGCAGGGCATACTTAATGTTATTTGTTGCCTATTTCTAAATAAAGCAATTTTAGCTAATCTTTGTGCCATAGGTGAAGAAGTTGTATATGGTAAATCTAAATCTAAAAATATTTGTTCACCATTATCTTCATTCTGGAAAGTTGTAGATGTAAATGTAGGATAATCAGCAGCTATATAATTGTTATCTGGTGATGTAAAAATCCCTTTAACAGCATTATAATTATCTCGCCTTGATCTTCTTGATTGTAATGAAATTGAACCTCTTAGATCACCCTCATCTAATGTTACAGTTGGAGCAACATATTTAGCAGCTTTTGTTCTAAATTTACCATTTGAAAATATAACTGAACCACCCATTGCAGTTAATAGATTTTCTAATATCTGTTTTGGACTTCCACTACTTTCAAAAGTTCCATTTATTGTATATCTATTTTCTGTACCACCACCAGATAATGTAACACTTTCTTCACATATATTAGCTGCAGTTGTAAAAGATGTATCATCTATTTCAGATGTTGATGCACCAAATCCATAAATAGTATCTGTTAAATAATCTCTGATAGCTAATGCAGGGTTGGTTGAATATACAGTTGTTGATGTTCTAGGATCATATAATTTCTTACCTTGAACTATGGCAGATATGTTTGGCAATCCATTAGGGAATGCATCAGCATCAAATTCTAATCTTGCATAAACATAAGCTATTCCACTAAGTTTATGATCTGCTGTCCATTTACCATTACTTTCTGCAATAAGATCAGTATCTGCTACTTGTGTTGGTGATCCTAGATGCTTATTAATTCTAATTAAATTTGCATATTGTGTAGGAGCAGTACAATTTCCACTTCCATCTAATGTAATAGCAGTATCATTTATATATATTTGTCCTATAGAATTAACTTCGTGTGATGCCATTAAAATAACTAAATGAAGATATTTGTCATCTTCTGTACTTTCTGCGAAACCTAAAACTCCAGAAACTCTAGTTTCACCATAAATCATTCTTCTAGCAACTGTTGGTTGCTTAATCATTTGTGTTCTATTTTGACTTTGTGTTGAAAAATCACTAAAACTAGGAAGTTTAGGTTTAGGTGAAAATGTTTGCAAAGCTGCTGTTGATGCTGCAGTTACTACATATGCTTTTGCAAAAAATGCTAAACTACTTCCACCAGTACTAGGAGCAAGAATGACTGCTGCTGCTGCTGCAACTATTGTTGCCGGATTAGTTAATGCTTTAACAAAATTTTTAAAAAATCCCATTAACTACCCCATAATATTTCTTTATCTTGTAAATCAGCAATAAATTCTAAACCCTTATCATTTGGATAATCTATTTTCTGATCTTCAGATGTATATCTTCTTTCTCTGCTTCTTTCTAAATCTATTAATCTGCTTTCAGCAGTAATACCTATATTAGCTGTGTCACCACTATCTTCTATGCCCATTGTATCCATACGACCACTAAACATCAAATAGGGATCAGCAACAACAGCATTATTATTATCTAATAATCCTAAATATAATTTAGCAGGTCTTCCTTGATAGGTTTCATTTAAAGCACTTGATATTAATTCTGATGGAATACCAGATAATGTTATATTTATTCCATTAGCTTGAATATCAGCAGTTTCACTTATTTGAGAAACATTGAGAAAATCCCCAGAACCAATATAAGTTGTGCCACCAAAACTAATATCTCCATAACCTGTCCAAGCAACAAAATTACCTCCATCAAACTCTAAATCAATAGCAAAAAATGGTGAAAGCGAATTACTTTCTAATATATTATTAAATGCACTTGTTAAATCTCTACTCATATTGCTTCTGCTGCCCCAAAAGTCATTGAGTAAATACCATCTGAACTAATAGACCAATTATGTGTAGGTGTTGTTAATCTAAATAAACCAACAGCACTTGTGACAATAACTGTTGCATCATCAGATGGAGATGATCTTAAATCTGGATAAATAGTTAAAGAAACTTCACCAGAAGCATTACTATCAGCATCATCTAATACTTTATATATTCTCGCAGTTGCTGCAGAACCTAATTGAATATAATCTCCTGCTTTTAAATAACCAGTTTGACTTGCAGGAACACCATCTATATTTAGAGTGTCACCAGTTTGACTTGCACCATTAACTAAAGGTGTACCCGGTGAACTAGATGCAGTTCCTCTAGGTGTTGCAGCATTTGGATCACCTAATAAAAATGTTCCAAAACTACCATATAATTTTATAAAAAATGTATTCCAAACTTCAGCATCTGCCCTTTTCATTGGTGGCAATGTTACATCAGCTTCAAATCTCTGACCTTGATTTTTAAAAACTTGTTGTTGATAAGTAAAAGGTGATGCAGTTGTTCCTACTGAATTTCTAGCAATAAAATTAACTGATTGTATTCCTGTAACTGTAGGTAATGTTAATGGATATGATATTGCCATCTTTTATGCTCCAAATGCTGATCCGAATTGTCCACCTCTACGTCTAGCATCATAAACTGCACCTTTAGCAGCTTCAGCTATTTGTGGCAACATTCCTAATACTTCTGTTCTAACTGTTTGTGCAACTCCTGTGCTTAAATTAATAGTCTGATTAACAACAACTCCTGCACCACCACTTAATTTATCATTAGGCACTATAGATCCACTTCTACTAGGAACAAATAACTCTGCTCCTCTTTCACCTACCATATATGCTTGACCTCTTTGAACAGATCCACCTATAGCTTTCCCTGTTGGTGCTGCACTAGGAGTTCCACTAATTGCAGATGTAACAAATCCAAATAATTGATCTGTAATATATTTTTTTATTAACATTCTAGTTAAATCACTAATAATTGAATTAGCCATATCTCTAAAGGCATCTTTAGCAGAAACTGTACCTTTTATCACTCCTAATAAACTATCTTCTAATCCAC